TGCGCTGCTCGCCGGTCAGCGGGTCGGTGATCGCCACGTCGCCCCACCAGCCCTTCTTCACCAGCTGCGGGCGCAGCGCGGCGGCAAAGTCGCCGAAGCTGCGGCCGCTTGCGATCGCGTCGGCCACCAGCACGCGCACCACATCCAGCAGGTCCTGCTCGGCGATGCCGGCCACCATGAATGCGGCCGCGTGCTCGCTTTGCCAGACGTCCCACCAGCTGAAGGTCGGCTTCAGCAACTCGCGCGCCACGAACGCGGCGAACGCCGCGCCGGGCGTGCCGGTGCCCAGCACGATGCGGGCGAGCGTGTCGGCGGCGTTTGCGGCCATCGCGCGATCGTAGGCCTACAGCGGCGGGTGCACGCGCCGCGCCGGCGCGGCCGGCGGCGTGCACTCGCTGATGGGGATGTACCCCGCGCAGCGCTCGCCCGGCCAGCGCGGCGGCCACTGCTTGGCGCCGTCCACCAGGCCGCCGCCGGCGGCCGGCAGCGGCGCATGCAGCCGCCCGCAGGTGGGGCCAAGCGCCGCGCAGCCTGGCCGGCAGCGCGCCACGTCGGCCGGCAGCCACGGCGTCATGCCCACACCCACCAGAACGCGGCCAGCGCCACCATCATCACGTTAGCCGGCTCGCGGTACGCCGCCAGTGCGTTCTCGCTGCCGCTCAAGTACACGGCCGCCAGCGTCTCTTGCAGCGTCGCGCCGCTGTTCACCATGTCGGTAAAGATGCCGAGCGCAATGCGCTCAATGCACTCCCGCGCCTCGGCAGGCAGCGCCACGGGGTTCATGTTCACTGGGCGCGGCCGGTAGCCGCGGGCGCGTGCGTGCTTCTCCAGCACGCTGCGGTGCATCGGGCGCAATGCGTCGGCGCGGCTCATGCTCAGAACGTGGTCGGTTGCGCCACGCCGCGCGTCAGGGCCATCAGGCCGGTCTGCAGGTCGGTGGCGCCGATGCTCACCCACCGCTGGTCCAGGCCATCGGTTGCGCGGAGCTTTGCCACCAGCTCGCCGAGCTTCACGCCCTCGGCCTTGATCTCGTTCATCAGCGCAGCTTCCGCCTCGTTCAGTTGGCGGTATCCGGTGATCTTCGGTTGCACGAAAGTTTCCATGTCGTTCCTACGTTGTGCCGCTTTTCGGGGGAGCTGGCTAACCCCTCGCTCAACTTGACGGCCTACGGCCGCAAGTTAGCTCGAACGATCAGCATCACCGCCGCGCCCCCGCCTCACCGCCCAGCTCGAGCCCGGCCTCGCCGAACAACCGCGCCCCGAAGGCGGCGCGCGCCAGCCGGTCGGCCATCGGCTGCGCGTCCATGAGCCGCGGCAGTCCAGGAAGCCGCTGCGCGAAGGCCTCGAGGCTTTCACCGGCCGCAAGCGCCTTTTCCGCCTCGGACAGCAGCGGCTGCACCATCGGCTCGAGCATCGGGCGCCAGTGCGCCAGCTCGGCGTCAACCAGCACATCGATGGCGTCGCGCGGCGGCCCCGGCGGCGCACCGGGCGCGCTCGCCGCCAGCGGCGCCGCGTCTTGCGCTTGCGCAGGGTCGCCGTCGCCGGGCGCACTACCCGTGCCGCGGCCGGCGCCCACACGCGCGGGCAGCATGGCCGTGAGGATCGGCTCGGACTCCTCGGCCACAGGGATGCGCAGCTTCTTGTGCGCCCACTCCACCCCGATGCGCAAGCCCGCCGCCGCCAGCCGCGGCAGGTTGGCCGCGTACAGCGCCATGTCGTCGGCGTCGGCGGTATCCAAACAAAAGCGCGGCAGCCGCGACGGCTCCACGCCAGCGTGGTTGATGAGGCAGTACGCGCGGATGAGCTGCGTGTTGATCGAGTACTCGACCTGCCGCGCGTCCGCGTTGCGGATGTCGAACCGCACCTCGTTGTGCACCGTCGCCAGCGCCTGCGTGCCGTGCTGGCCCTCGCTGGCGGTCAGCGTCTGGCCCAGGATCACCCGCGACTCGATCGCCTCCATCCTGTCCCACATCGCCGTGAATGGCACCGCGCTGCCGTCCGCCGCGCGCTGGAAGTCGATCGCCATCCCCTGCGGGATGATGCCGGCCGCGTTGTGGCCGATGCCCACCACGGCCGCCAGCAGCGCCTGCTTCTCGCTGTCGCTCGCGCCCGCCGGGTACTTGCCCAGGCGCAGCGGCAAACCGAAGATCTCGAGGAACTCGGCCAGGTCGCGCACGCTGTAGTGCTTGAACAGGTACGGCCAGGCCAGCACGCGGCACAGGCTCGAACGGGTGGCGTAGCCGCTGCGCGCGTGGTGCTGGTGCATCAGCCAGCCGAAGGGCTGCAGCGGCTCGGCCGCGCCGTTCAGCCCGCGCAACGCGCCGGGCCCGCCGCCGGCGGTAGGCGCGCGCAGCATCAGCGTGCTGCGGTCCTCGGCCACGGTGAACCAGCGCTGCGGGCGCCACGTGAATGCGGGCGTCAGACGGTTGCGTCCCAAGCCGGGCTCGGGGCTCCACACCAGCTCGTGTGCGGCGAAGCCCTTGAGCACGCCGTCCATCATGCCCAGCAGCACGTCGCCCAACTCGGGCAGCCCGCGCAGCCACTCGCGCACTTCGGCAGCCAGGCTTTCCTCGGCGGCGCTGGCGCCGTCGGGCGCATGCACGTCCCACTCGAGCACGCTGACCGCGCCCTTGCGCTTCGCCATCTCGGCGTACAGGTGCCCGTCGCGCTCTTCCATGTCGTCGGCGAGCTCGAGCATGCCGACCAGGTTGCCGCCCTCGGCCTGCGTCAGCAGCGCCTGCAGCCGCGCCGGCGTGATGCCGCGCGCCGGGTGCGCGTCGAACTCGCGCTTGAGGTTGCCGACGCGGCTGGTCTGCGCCTCGCGCAGCGCGCGCGTGTCCACCCGGCCGCCGAAATGGTCGGTGATCGCCCCGAGCCCGGCCGTGAACCTGCCCGCCACCGTCTGCCACGCCTGCCTGATCATGCGCGCACCCCTTCTGAAAATACGGCCCCTGGGGCGTTTTTGCGGTCGCGTTGATAGGCAGGTAGCCACCGCCCCCAGATCGCGGCTTGGCGGCCCATTTGGACGCGTTTGGACACGTGTCCAAACCGCGTGCAGATCCGCCGCCGGCTCACAACCCAGCCTTCCGGCCGATTTGGCCGTCCGCGCGCTGCCACGCCCAGGCGCCGAGCCCGTCGTCGTCGGCGCCCTCCCAGTCGGCGCGGCGGTCTGGCGCCGGCGTCCAGGCGATCTCGCCGGCCTCGCGGTGCCAGGCGTACTCGGCCATCAGCAGCGCCACTGCGAAGTCGCCGTGCCGGCGCGCGCTCTTGCTCCCGCCCTCGGCTGCCATCGCGCGCGCCGCAGCGCTGGCCGTGTTCTGGCGCGGCACCATCGGCACGCCCTGCACCAGCGCGATCGCGCGCAGGTCGTCGCGCAGCGCGTCGTCGCGCGGGATGCCGTGCAGCGTGCCGTCCTGCAGCCCGGCCCTGAGCTTGGGCATGTGCGCCAGGTACCAGCCCGCGTTGATCTTGACCTGCTCCACCATCTCCACGCCCCAGCGCTGCGCGGCCGCTTCGGCAAGCGCCGCGCCGTTGCCCGTGGCATCCATCGCGCCGCCGCGGAACCGCGGCAGCGCCGCGATCACCGCGAACAGGATCTGCTGCTGGGAGCTGAACGGGCAGTTCGCAAGCTCGAGCACCAGGCGCACGCGGTGGCTCAGGTCGCCGTCCTCGGCCAGCACGGTGATCACGCTCAGGTCGGCGCTGCGCGCGAAATCCTGCCCGAACACGTGGCGCCGGTCGCCGTCCAGCCGGCGCAGGTGCGGCAGCACGTGCTCGGCCAGCCAGCCGTCGATCGCGTAGCGGCGTACCGCCTCGTCCAGGTACGCGAAGCCGTCGTCCCAGCGCCCGCGCACCAGCGCCGGGCCGTCCGGGTTGTCGGGGCCCCAGGCCGGCACCATGCGCTGGCTGATCAGCGCCAGCGACAGGTACCTGCCGCCCGAAGCGCTCGGCACAACGTCCAGCTCCTCGGCGGCGTCGTCGCCGTAGTAGCGATAGGCGGCGCGCACCCACTCGTCCTCTCCGGCCTGCGTCCATTCGATGCCGCGGCGCAGGCACACGCGCCGGTACAGCCCCTGCGCCACCGCCTCGCCGAAGGTCACGCGGTGCACCGTGGCGCCGCCGCGCCGCCCGGCTCGCACCTCGTCCACCAGCTGCGCAAAGGCGTTCTCCACGCCGTCGTGCGTGCTGATGATGCGCACCCGGCTGCCCCACAGCAGCAGCGCCAGCGCGGCCTTGAGCATGCCGGGCAGGTCCGAGTGGAACGCGGCCTCGTCGATCACCACCGTCCCCTGCTTGCCGCGCAGGTTCGTCGGGCGGCTGCTCAGCGCCACGATGCGGCAGCCGGTGGCCGGGAACTGAAGCTCGAAGGTCTTGATGCTGCGCGCGCCGCCGTCGGCGTACAGCCCCTGGCTGATCTGCCCGGCAGCGAAGTCGAAGGCCCGCGCCCACATCGCGCAGGCCTCGATGTACTCGCGCCCCATGTCCTCGGTGGCGCTGATGTACATCACGTTCTCGGGCATGTCCTCGCGCGCGGCGATGGTCACGTCGTCGGCGGCCTCGGCCCAGGTCAGGCCCACGCGGCGGCCCTTCTCGCAGATCTTCAGCGCCGCCTCGTCGGCGATCCACGCCTGCTGGTACGGCAGCAGCACCGCCGGCGGCATGGCCTCGCCCGGCGCCGGCGCGGCCAGGTCGAGCAACCGGTCTGCGCCGCTCATTGCCGGTCGCCCCACTTCACGCGGCCGCTGAACAGCGGCGGCGGGCATGTCTTGTGGCGCGGGTCGGTGGGCACGTAGCTCACCACGCGCACGTGGCCGTGCCGGAACTCGGCGTACAGGAAGTGGGGGAAGCGCCCCCAGCGGCTGCCGCGCACCACCACGTAGCCGATGCGCCCGCGCCGCAGCCACATCCACACGGCCCAGAACAGGCAGTTGCTGCGCGCCGGCTGCACCGCATGGCGCGTGCGCTCAGGCAACACCAGCCGCATCCGGCGCGCGCTTGACGATCCCCAGGATCGACGCGCGGATCTCGGACACGGTGCGCGCATCCATGCCACCCTTCTTGGCCAGCTGCGCCACGCGCGCGGCCGCGTCCTGTGCGCGCTTGTCGAGCTCGTCTGCCCAGCGCGCCTGGTTGACGCGGCTGCGGCTCATGCGGCTCAGGCCGAGCGCGGCGTCGTTCATCACGCCCAGGCGCTCGACCGGGTCGTCGATCTCGTCGCTCTCGCGAATCTTGAGCAGCAGCTCGAACACCTCGCTCTGCACCAACGCCATTGCCGCGGCGCTGCGGTGGTCGCCCTCGTCCGGCGCACTCTGCGCGATCAGCCGCGCGGCCTCGGTCGTGGCGCGGATCGCCTCCTGCGCGCGCTGCACCCGCTGGCTTTCGCGGCCGACGGCGCTCTTGCCGATGCTGATCGCCACGCCGCCTTCCTTGCACAGCGCGTTCAGCTC